CTCTCGTCTGTTCAAGTTCACTCAAGCTTGAATCATAGGTGAGACTCAAGCACCGGATAATAGAGTCCTTACTCAGTGGGGCGAAAACTCTTCCATCGCGCTCAATAAAAGCACGCTTCAAGAAATCACATTCGTTCAAGCTCTGGAAGTCCACTGCCCTATCTGTTTTATCAGCCAGAGTATAAGACAATCCACACTGCCCCAATGCTTCTTTTAATTTTGCATGGGTAAAATCCACCTTGGTGGAGTAGATGTTATCATCACCATAGGATAAGAAAGACACCAGGTTAGAAAAATCATCTATCTCAAATCCACACATCCCAAAACCGATCCGTACTAACAACGAATTGCAGATGGAGTTGATTATTACAGTCAGAGGGTGACCAGATGGTAAAGAACCATAGAACCGGTACACAACTCTTTCCAAATACACAGTAGGAAAGGAACTATCATACGCGATATTCCACATAATGCGCAACTCGTCAGGGGAGTAATTCCCACTGACTTCAGCTATCTCGATGAGAATACTAAAAGCGCACAACAATAGTCTTCCTGGAAGACTTTTGTCGTACTTAGCGTAATCACCAGCCACAAGTCGATCATTTCCGTGAAATACTATGAAATCGCGCAGACTGCCCCAGTCAGCACTGTTTGCATCCACTCCTACGGCGCACTCAAATGCTAGGTTATATCGCTGCATCAAATCCACAATTGGTAGGAAGTATTTCCTCACCAAATGGGAAAAAGCCGCAGGAGTACCGGTGAAGACTCTCGCAGGCTTAGGAAGCCCTGTCTCGGGTTTAACGACCCTAGGTTCGTTCTTAAGGTGGGCTTGGAAAATAGGCTGCACAGTACCACAAAGGTATTTAGCCTCGAGGTCATTGATGTGAGCCCAAATTTCTGGCTTCCAAGTAACCCCATCTGGACTGTCCTCAGTTGGTTCCGGAATCAGATACTTAGATTTCTTGGTAAACATGCCAAAACCCCCTCCTGCATTCTTGTTGATAGACCGAATAAATTTCTTGCCAGGGACTCCATTAATGGCCTGGTAATCACTCAACGGCTTCAGTGCTGGGACCTCATCTTCAGCAATACTGAACATAACACGAGTAAGATACTCAATGCGGGCGGCAGCAACCAGAGACGGATCCAAAAGCACATTAGCATCTGAGATAGCTCTCAGAGCGGTCTGCATGGGGTTCACATAGTGAGGCTCATTCCCCTCATCATCATTTTTCCACCATCCACTCTTGAATAGGGGAGCGACAAAATCACAGGGTCCCAAAAACTCCTCAACATCAGGTCGTATCATGGAGGAGCGCACATCTGTTTTTGCACGATTCACTGGGAGATCCAACTCACCATAAATATCAGCAGATTGTATCTCCACAAAGTGTGCGGAGTTCTTAGAGTGGATCTCTGGTAAGAACTTTGTAGTGGTGTTGTAACATGTTAGGTCAGGAAGTTCCTCACAACTTACAGTAGGGTAGCCATAGAGTGCATCAAGTTTTGCTTGTGCGCGTTTGGCATCATCCTGAATGAGATGTTGGGCAATTCCAAAATCAGGCCCAGTAGTGGAACCTGCAACATGGAAACCCGCAATGGCGAAACCTGATCCGACCTTAATAACAAGTGGTACCCCACATGCTCCCATTTTAGAAACACCATGGAAAACAGGGAGAGGTATGATCATTT